CTAACCAGATGGACACATGGCCATCACTTTTGGAAGAAAGAATGAAAAAACTCCTTGAGAAAAACTATATAGAATATGAGTCTCAGAAGATATTCTACATCTATGCTGATGATGGGTGGATAATCAGGTACTACATAGCAGACTTCTTTATACCCAATGCTAATATAATTATAGAGGTGGATGGCAAGTTCCATGATGACCATAAGCAACATGATAAGAAGAGGACTATGGAGATACAAGAGCAGTATCCAGAAGTAGAGATTCTGAGGTACAAGTGGAAAGATTTGAATGATATGGACAAAATGGATGACTTATTATGTAGGATACAATAGGTAGTTTAATAAAGGTCTAAGGTCTTTATTTATAGGTGTTTAAGCAGATTTGCAGGTAATATGTTGGCAGTAAGAATTATTCTTTGTACCTTTGCAGCGACAAAAAGATGTTTAACTAATACCTATATTAATGAAGGGATTGAAGGCATATATCAGGAAACATGGCAGACATTTTACTGAGAAACTTGCCATGACTGTTACCAAAGGCAAATGGGGTTCTTCTGAGATAATGGAGAAAGCAGAGTCTATGGTTTACTATAATGTCACTGGCTCTACTATTGGGGATATAGTTTTTCTGGCTAATTATGCAAAGGATACAGGTAAGTCTTTCTACAAGACCAAACATAATTGTGTCAGGTTTGCCTTATGTATTGTCGAGGAATATGCCCTCAGGGATGGTGCTGTGTTCAAAAAGTGGTTAGGGGATAATAAAGACTTTGACCTTATGCAATATATATAAAGGAGGGAGACTTCACAGCTTCCCTCCTCTTGTTTAACAAAAACACATTACTAACCTAAAACAATCGCATGAAAAAAGAAACTTACTCTATACATTTCAATATCCCTTCCACATGAAGCCTTGCAATCTTATGCCTGCCCTCGTCTGACAACAGAAAATTCACGTCAGCCTTGTTATCCTGAAACAGATTCTCAGTCAGCACAGCGGGGCACTTGGTGTTATTCAATACATATAGACTCTGAGGCCAGTACTTCTGGGTAGCTGTTGGCTGTCTCATCTTCAAGCCATTCTGCTTAGCAGCATCAAATAGACAGTTTGCCAGTTTCTTACTACTATCAGAAGCTTTATCACTGACACACACCTGCCAGCCATGAGCATCATGCCATTTGCCATCAGTACCTATGGCATTCACATGAATAGAGATATACAGGGCATTCTTTGCCCCTTTCTGCCTACATACCTCATTGACATAGTTGACCCTCATGGCCAGCTCATTGCTTCTTTCCTGCTTGACTATGGATGACTGCATGTTCTTTGGCAAGTCCAGAGGCTCATAGTCAATCTCTACCTTACAGCCGTATGTTCTCAGCTTAACAGCAACCTCCTTGCATATCTCTCTGCTATAAACACATTCCTTCAGCCTCTTGTCTGGGGACTCCTTTCCTGGCTCCCTCATCCTATGGGCAGTACCCAGTATGATTATGGTGTCTTGTTTACTCATAGCCTATATATCTTTAATGTCTATAGGATCGATGGATTTACCCTGTTGCTGTGGTATAGGTGCAAGCTTTACTCCAAGGAATTGTATCATCTGATTTCTCAGAGTATCTACCTGCTGACGGAGAAACTCATTTTCTTTCTGAAGATTATTGATTTTATTCTCCATCATCTTCCTTTGAGCCTCAAGAGTTTCCTCCATCATCTTCTTGTAAACATCAAATGACTTTTCCATGTTTTCTATCTGCTGAGAATCTACCTCAGTGTTATACTTCCTCCTTGTGAGGATAAATGTGACTATGCTGGATACTGTCGTGCAGAACAGTCCTACCAGTGTGATTACAATCTCTGATGCCATATTACTTGATTTTTAAAAATTCCACTATAAATATAATATTCATATTGAATTCACGATGTCTTTTATTTGATGCAAAGATAAACAATAAAGTCTATATATAATAGGTACTAAGTACTATCCTAATCCATTCTGTAAACATGGGTTAATTCTTCTCTAATGATTTGGTTATTGGATAGAATTTACTTACCTTTGCAGTCAAAACAGTGCTGTATGGAATACAAAGGTTTTACATATACTCCTGCTCCCAAGACTGCATGGGACAGTCTCTCCATGCTGGAGAAGTCTGAAATGATGAAGGTAGCTGTCAGGAATGGCATTACTGACCTCAAGACTATTAGGGAGAAGTATAATGAGTATGCAGAAGGAGGAGATACCAATCCTGCAATGACTGGAATGATGAAGTCAAAGCTGGCTATTAGTGCCCATTTTGGCAATCCTACTGCCAGGAGGATGGCTAACTATGACACCAGAAGCTATACATGGCCTGGGGAATATGAATATGACAAAGGTATTGGAGAACCTAAAAGAGGCAATGTATATGTGGGGTCTTACGGAAATCTGATAACTCCCCAAATACAAGATAATGGTAAGGGCCTTGTATTTATAGATAATGTGTGGTCTCCTAAGAATGACCAGAGAAGCTATATGCAATCCCTGAAGTTTGATAATGAAGCTGATGCAATATATTTTGGAGAGCACTATAAGGAGGTAGCCCCAATGATGGGCCTGTATGATTCAGGAGGTAAAATCTATATCAAGCCTGAGAACAGAGGAAAGTTCACTGCTCTGAAGGAAAGGACAGGTCATTCTGCTACATGGTTTAAGGAACATGGTACTCCTGCTCAGAAGAAAATGGCTACCTTTGCATTAAATGCAAGACACTGGAAGCATGGACTTGGTGGTAACCTGTTTGAAAAAGCTGGTCAGATGCAGATTGGCAGACCTTTTTATTCCTATGATTGGAATGGTAATAAGATAACTGATGCAAGTGGAAACCCTATACTGAACTATAATGTCAGTCTTCCAGAAATAGTTGTTGTACCAGATAGTAGGCTTTCTCCTGCTGAAAGAAATTATAGGCAAAGACAAAGACAGAAGACCTTTACAGATTATGCAGAGCAGAATAGCAGAGACTATACCACAAGACAGTCTATAGCAGCTCAAAGACAGTGGGAAAATTCTCTTCAGAAGAAAGCCCTTGATTTTGGAATAGCTGCTGCTCAGGGTATTGGTATGGCTTCTGATGTAGTTGCTCCCTTCTTTGGAGGAATACCAGTCTATAGTGGACTCAAAGGTGCTCAGGCTCTTGACAGAGCTACAACTACTAATGAGTTAGCTGACTATGTAGATGCAGCACTATGGCTGTCTCCTATGCTTACTGTTGCAGGAAAGAAGGTGTATGATGCCACAAAGCCTGCTATATCAGAAGCATATAATCAGCTTGTTGACAATGGCACATTATGGGATGCTTATACTACTTTTGGAGGCAGATTTGGTAATTATGGGGACAACATCTTTACCAATATGTATGGTACTGCTGCAAGAAGATTTGGTCTTCCTGATAAGGCAAGAATACCTGCTGATGCTATAAGAAAGTTAGAAGAGAGACCTAATGTGGAAAACGGTATCATAGACTTGACAGGTGAAAAAGCATTTTTAGGAAATCCGCATACCAATATGACATTAGACCAGCCTGTAGTATCTCATCCTAAATGGGTTGGAGATGGTGCTGATACATATCTTTTCCCAACAAAAAATGTAGTTGGTAATACCGGAGAGGCATTAAAATCTATAGAGCCAAGCGATATGTTTGTTAATGGTGTTAAAGTAACGGAAACCCCTAAAAACGTAACATTAATTTCTGGTGACATAGATGCTCTTAATTGGGCTAAAGAAAATGGATTGCAGACTGTTTCCAGCCCCAAATTAAGAAAGATGTATGCAGAAGCAGTTGCTAAATATGAGAAAGATTTAAAAGCTTACAACAAATTATCTTTACTTGAAAAAGCCAACCAAAAGCCTCCTATACATCCAAAAGAAGTAAGTAGAAGACAGTTGTACTGGCCAGAGTATGCAACAGAAGTACAGAGATTGCAGAGTCGGAGGGGCACCCCAACCTTAGCCGATTTTAAGTTGCTGGAGAAACAAACAGGCTTAAACTCTGGTGTTTCTCCTATATCAGAACTACAAACTACAATTGAACAATTCCATAGTCTTCCTGTAGATAAGGATGGAGTAATAAAACCTCTTATTTATCCCAATGGAAGAATCGTTGATATAAGTGGTAAAAGTGCAAAAGATACGGAATTTAAACTGATAAAAAGGGCAAAATACAATAATATATTCTATGACCCAGCAAGTATGGTTGAATATAATTGGCAGATAGCAAATGGTTTACAATAATAGGTTTCAATTATGAATAAATATGTAGAAGCACTAAAAGACAACCGAGTTTTAGATATAATCAAAGCTCGTGGGACTCTTGAAGATATTCCTACTGGAAATTTGGAGGATTACATGGTTGTAGTAACTGGTGATTTTGATTATATTGGGCAAATAGTTGTAGGAAAATACAGGCTGGTTATTGTTTGGGGTGGAGACTATTCAAACCGACTGAATGATGGACATCCTGAAACAATGGGGGGAGATAGAAGTACTGATATGAGAATGCGTAATTACATACACAATAATGTAGAAAAAGCATTTGTTCAATCCGTTGACAGATATGATGATTATATATATGTACTAAACATAGCGACTTATGAATGTTTTGGTAATTTCGCCTGGGGGGTTGGATGGTCTAAAGAACTGTTAAATCAGCAACTAAATACTTTCATGCCTATTATCCAGAAGTTCATGGCTGATGCCCTAACAGACAGCCTGAAGGTATGAATAGCTCTTTTATTTTACTCCTCAGAGCAGCCAAAGGCTGCGGGAGCATCAGGAAATCTCCAGTAAAATCTTGTTTTATAGATTTTTATGAAAAATTGTTCAAGTAGAATTTGGTAGTATCAGATATTCTTCGTACCTTTGCAAGCAAACAGGATGCCCAGGGTCAGAGGAGACACTACCAAAGACTGGAAGACTGTAAAAGAGTTTTTTGAAACGGCTGAAATATTAGTAGCTGTAGGATTGCAATCTACCTAGGATAGAGAGGCTCTTCGGTCAGATGACACACAACTACCCCCAAGATTCCCAAAAGGATGCTGCGAGGTATTTATCCAAGGTCAGAAAGATTGCCAGTAACAGAAGATAGTTCTGGAAACTATGTACCGTTCAGGGGTTATCGGGGTGAAAATTTCTAAAAGTCTGAAAAGACAGAACCACTGCTATAGCAGGAAGGAAGAATAGACTGGTCCAAAAGCTGTATTTCAGAGGAAGTTAAAATCTTCCAACCTTCCCATTAAAGCAGGTTTTTGGGGAGGCCCCCATATGAAAAAGTTCTTCTATTTGTCTTTTAAGTTTGATAGATTACAGTTACTCTTTAATGCCCGCCTGAAATACGACTTGTTGTAAAATAAGATACTAGCATGGGAGTTAACCCCTGCATTATGAAGTCCCTTCCAAATCTTAGAGCCTCTCGGAAGGGACTTCTTTTTGTCTTAGCACAATCATAAGACTCTTTGAATCTATCTTCCTTATGCTTACCTTTGTAGGCAAAAAGAAAGAGTATGATAGATAACATTGAAGTTGATATTTATGGAAGGAATGTTGCTTTCTTAGTGGAAGTTACACCAGAAGAGTTTGATAGGTTCTACTATGATAATGTCACAAGGATAACTGATGAAGAGTATCAGAGAATAAAGAAGGATATTCTTAACAAGAGTATTGGTGGGTTTACCCGGTTGCTTAATTCTGGTATGTCTCTTGTGTACCTCAAAAACGGCAGGTCAGATATATTCGTTCCTCATAAGATATTCCACGTATGTAATGACATTCTATGTAGGGCAGGTGTACACCATGATATTGATGCAGAAGCTTGGGCATATCTGATTGGTTGGATGACTAATGAGTATTATAGAAAATATTGGGCTTGGACAGAATCAAAGAAGGAGAATAAGAAATGAATAAATGGTTGATTATCATTGTTACTATTCTGCTTGCTATCATAGGAGTAATGTGGAAGCAAGTGAAATATGCCAATGAGAAGTGGGAAATTGCTGAAGCTAATGTGAAGACATACAGTATGAGCCTAAGTAAGGAAGGGGAGAAGAATACAGCCCTACAGCTGACTATTGATCAGTTGGGCTTCTTCAAGGACTCTGTGCTTCAGGAGCTTGACAAAACTAGAAAGGAACTGAAGGTAAAAGACAAGAACCTTAAGGCTCTTCAGTCTGTATCATCCAGTTTTTCCAGAACAGATACCATTATCCTCATGGACACTCTGTTTAAGGAAGTATCGTTGCATGTAGATACTGTCCTTGGAGATAAGTGGTATAATGTCAGGTTAGGACTCAAGTATCCCTCCATGGTTGCAGTACAACCATATTTTAAGAGTGAGAAACATATCATAGTCTCCAGTAAGAAGGAGACTGTCAATCCTCCTAAGAAGTTCTTTCTGTTGAGGTGGTTTCAGCGCAGGCACTATGTGATCCATATTGACGTGGTTGAGAAGAATCCTTATGTAGATAAGGAGAGTTCAAGATATGTTAAGATACTAAGATAGTTTCTTTGTCATAATCAATTTTTCCTGCTTGTCTGTGAAGATGGGCAGGTTTTCATATATCCAGCTCTGATATGGCATCCACCACGGTCTCATCCAGTAGCTTTGCATACACCTGCTCTGTAATCTTAGTGGAGGAATGCCCGCATATCTTTGACACTATCTGCATGGGCACCCCTTCATTGAGAAGAAGAGTGGCCCCTGTATGCCTTGCCCAGTGTGTTGACAGTGGCTTGTCTATGCCAGATGATTGTGCGACTACCTTGAGATATTCATTGTATTTCACATTGCTAATGATTGGCAGCTTTCCGTTATATTTATATAATATATCCAATGCAGGTGAGAGTAGTGGGATAGTGAATGTCGTATTGGTTTTCTTCCTGTTGCCTACATATACATTCACTCTCTTTACTTCTTGTATCATCTTACAGTTAAACTCTCTTAGGTCTGAGTATGATAAACAAGTATATGTCTGAAAGACAAAGACATCCCTTACCTTCTCTATGCTTTCCGTAGGCATCTTGGCTGTCTTCAGCCTGTGGAATTCCTCTGGTGTAAGGCATCTTTCAATGCCGCGCAGGTCTTCTGGTCTTTCTATATTTATCCATTTGTATGGGTTTCTTTTCAGGTAGCCTTCCTCATTGGCATCTAATATAAAACTGTTGAGGAACCTATGATAGTTGTTCCATTTAGAAACAGCCTTCATGCCTTTAGCCTTGAGATAATTGTCGTATGCTATAATATTGGTATCTGTTATGTCTTCAAATCTTTCTATCTTTCCCCATTCAGTGAACAGTCTTATGAACCTGTCATATCTTTCCTGGGTGTCTTTCTTCTTGCCATATTTTCTGATAGCTATACGCTGCCTACAATATTCAATAAAGGTAATATTTCCCTGATTTTTCCTTCTCAGTTCTTCTGGGATAGCCGTAACATCTACACTACCTCTCTGCATCATGTCAAGTATTACCTGTCTAACATTAGTAAGCATCTGGTCAAGGGTCAGACTTATCTGCATCGCATTAGGACAGTTAACTATCTTTCCATTCTTCCATTGTGTAGAATTCAGTTTTATACCTGTAGCAATAAACTTCTGTTTATAGTCATGGCATATTCTTATTTCTACAGAAGACTTAATGGTTGGGGTAGCAATCTTGCGTCTGTCAAACACAAAAGATATTTGAGGGTATTTGTTATTCATTGTTAATAAATTGAAATGATATGTTAATGGGGTGTTGCCTATTGTTTTCTGTACATAATAAGGTTGGGTTCTGTACATAATCTGTACATAAGGGTATAGAATAAAAATAAAGAAAGTACTATTTGAGTTTTCCCTATTAATCTTCCTGCGGAGAAAACAGGATTCACCTTTTCCTCAAAAGCTTTGAATCCTTTTCTTCCTGCGGAGAGAACAGGATTCGAACCTACCTGTCCTTAGGGAGGTCTGTATAGCCTTTATTTGCTGGGCTTTTATGCTTTGCCTGTAATGGAGGGATATTGTTGATGTACATAATATGTAAAGAATAGGTTGCTTTTAGGACATATTTGACTTGATTTTGTTTTTGGGATGTGCAAAGATACATAGAAAAATTGGGATAGATATTTTGGTTTAACCTTAAATAACATTAAAAAGTAGAAAATTTAATGAAGAAAATTAGATTATCTAAAGAAAATTGTTTATCTTTGTCACATAATTCAAGTATTCATAACTAAATGTATTTCAATATATACTAAATATGTGGTTAAAGTTTTACTTGAAGTTCTATTGTAAGTTTTTAATATTAAGGTATAACAGTTATGGCAATTACAAACAAGGAAAGGCAGCAATGGCAGGCTGAAGATGATGCCAGAGTTATGGCACAATACCAAGAGATAATGAGTGATAGTGCAAGAAAGAGCAGGGCTATCAAAGAAGCTAACAAGCAAGCAGCTGATTTGACTAAGAGGGCCAATGCCATGAGGAGTGCTGCTGGCATGAAGAGTAGTAATAACAAAAGTAGAAAGAAGTAGTCTATACCTTATTATATATTATATAGCGTATGGATAGCCAGGTAAAGTGTAATGACTATGATTCAGAGCCAGTAGCATACTGTGCCAGATGCTATTCCTTAAAGGTAAAGCATGAGGATACCTTGGATGTTGACTGCTGTGCGGAGTGTGGCAGTACTGATCTACAAGAAGCTCCCATAGAGGAATGGGAGCAGCTATATGAAAGAAGATATGGACACAAGCTGACAAAAAAGGAAGATAACCCAAAGAAGACCTATTTCTTTAAGTTGACTGTTAAGGAACTCATGGATAGGGTTTCAAGTAGTTTGAATTGGAGAGACATAATCAAGGGTGTGTATCCCCATTTCCCAAGCTACTATGGTAAGGCAGATTCAATAGTGCTATTCTTTGATACCCTTATTAAGCAGAATAAGCTTGGAGAGCTAAGACTATTTTTATTCAAACATTTTAAATATTAATTATTATGGAGAAACAGATTGGAAGTAAGGAAGTGGAGATGCAGGCGGTGAAAAATGAAGGGCAGCCCCAGAAGCTGAGTTATGAGCAGCTGAACCAGGCTTGTGCTGAGATGTCCCAGCAGATTCAGCAGCAAAACAAGTTTATCCAGCAGTTATACAAGCAGCTACAGGAGAATAGCTTTATGCTTCAGAACAAAAGGATGGACTACCTGTTTAAGGTTGTTGAGCTTGCGTCAAAGTCAGAGAGGTATCATTTTAATGCAGACTTTGTCTATGAGTGCATAGGTGAGATAGAAAACAGCCTTACCATACCAGAGAAGGGGGATGAGGCAGAAAATCCCAAGGAAGGTTAGTATGAATGGTACAGAGACTATACCCAAGGAGCAATATAATGCTGAGATTAGGCAACTTAAGGAAAAATACAAGCCAAACAATGCATTTATTGTTCCTGTGGTGGACACCCTTGATTTTTTCAAGTGGTGGTGTGTATTCTTAAGACCTTTCATCTCTCTTTCAGATAGAGAGATTGATGTGGTTGCAAGTCTTTTGAGGCAACGCTGGGAGCTGAGTAAGGCTATTCAGGATTCTTCTCTCCTTGACACTCTTACCATGGATAGCAACATTCTGAAAAGGGTGGCAGAGGAGTGTAAGATGACCAAGCAGCATTTCTATGTTGTAATAAGTTCCCTGAAGAAGAAAGGGGTCATTGATGGTTATATCACACCAAAACTGATTCCAAACTTAAAAGACGACGGTACTTTCAAGCTTACCATTTTGTTCAAGAAAGCAGACCAGCAAGTATGACTTATAGCGATGTTACACTGAAAGTCTCTACTAAGACAGGCTATCCTCTAAGACTGGTAGACAGAACTTACAAGGCATATTGGAAGGTCATCAGGGAGTATATTAAATCACTTCCACTAAAGGAGGATTTGACTGATGAGGAGTTTATGCAGCTTCGACCAAACATCAACTTGCCATCCTTAGGTAAACTGAATGTAACCTTGGATAGGTATCATGGTATGAAGAAGCACTTTGAGAAGCATTATAAAAATTATAAAGGAAAGAAATATAAAAAACAGGATAACAATGTTGAAGATAACAAAGATTAAGCCAGTAGCAACAAGGATGCTGGTAACAGGAGAAGTCTATAGTGAGGACATGTATAATGAGCATGGAATCATTGAGAGTAAGAAAGGAGACATGAAGGAGTACCAGACTGTACTTGAGATTGGTCCTATGGTTAGGGATATTAAGGTTGGTGACAAGGTGATGCTCAACATGATGCATTTTGCTGTTATGCAGTATGATCCCAACTCCATCAAGAAGGACATGGGTATGCAGAAAATCAAGGGATATCAGTTCCCAAAGATTGAGCTTACCAATGAGGATGGTAGCAAGCAGGAGTGTCTTTACATTGACCAACAAGACATTGTATTCTCATTTGAAGGTGATGAGGTTCAGGGTAAGAAGAATCCTATTATTAATCCAGTGAAAGGTTTACTTGTGAATTGATTGTCAAAATATGACAATATACAAAACAGAGAGTAGAAGATTGTTTTTAGGAGAAGGGCCTGAGCTATAGTGGCTCAGGTCTTTTTAAATTAAGGAGTATGAAGTTAATTACAGTCGAAAATTTTGAGTTGAAGGTAGCAGATGAAGCTCTTCTGATAAGACCCATTAGAAGACTCTGGAATGCTGACAGGAGTGAAAGGAAGGAAAAATTCTATCAGCAGATGTCTTACTTATATTTTATGATG